CCCCGCGAGCCGACGTTTCCGGCGATCGTCTACCAGATGATCAGCCGCCCCCAGGACGGCTTGACCGGTATCGTCCAGGCCCGGATGCAGTATACCTGCATGGCCGAGTCCTGGCGCGAGGTGGCCGACCTCGCCGACGCGGTGCGATGCTGCCTGCACGGCTACCGCGGCGTGCGGGATGGGGCACGTATCGAGGACGTCCGATACGCAGGACAGCATGACGACTACGACGAGACGACCGGGATCCACTGGATCCCCGTCGACATGCTCGTCACTTACCTAGAGGAGACTTGAGACAATGACTTTCCAGACATCCGTGCAGAACCCGGCCGCGATCCGGCTTGGGAGCTGCAAACTTGAGGTCGAGGACTACCCCGGGACGTTCACCAGCATGACTGACGTCGGCATCCTTAAGGGGGCAAAACTCGTCCTGACCAGAGAATCGATCACCATCCAGCCGGACAACGCGCCCGAAGTGGATGTGTCCGACCAGATCACCGGCGCCGAGGTTACGGCGACGCTCCATGAGTGGACGCTCAAAACGCTCGAAAAACTCGGGCTCGGGACCGTCACGACCGTGACCGCCACCCCCGTCAGCGGACAGACCCTCAACGTCGCGTCTGGTGCGTGGGACTACTCCACGTTTATCCCCGTGACCGACCAGCCGAGCGCGACGATCGCGTCGGTCGCCGGGTCGACGAACCCGGCGCTCGTTGCCGGGACCGACTACCACGTCATCACCGACGACGAGGGCGTCACCGGGATCGTCGTGCTCGACTCGGATACCGTCACCACGGCCACCCAGGCGCTCACGATCACCTATGGCTACACGCCGATCGCGTCGAAGACCATCAAACTCGGCGGCAAGGGCGGTGCACCGAAGTACATCGCCGTGCAGATGACGAACACCAACGCCGCTGGCAAGAAATACCGGTATCGTCTGTTCAAGGCGAAACTGTCGAGCAACTTCGAGCACACGTTCACGGCGGACGCAGGCGGCGAACCGGCTGGCATCCCGATCACCCTGACGGCTCGGCCCGATCCGGCGCTCGACGATAACGAGAACGTGATCCAGATCTACGACGAGCAGGCGGTGTAGGCATGGTCGTGATCCACGACCTCTCCACTCTCTCGCCCAAGCAGGTGATCGTCAAGATCGGCAACGGCGACGAGGTCGAGGAAATCGATCTCACCCTCGTTCCGGCCCGGGCGACGCTGCTCTTCGCGGAGGCGACGCAGCGCCACGGAGGGTGGGACAAGATCCCCGACGACGAGATGGTCCCGGCGATCGCGGCCATCTGCAGGCAGTCTAACCCAAGGATCACTGCCGAATGGCTGGAGACGAAACTCACCCGGCCGCAGCTCGCCGGGCTGACGCAGATCGTGATCGCCCAGGCATACCGCAGGTGGGGTGACGAGAAGACCGGCGATGAGGCAGGCGAGACGGCAAAAAACCCGTAATCGAGGCGGGCCGGATCGTCGCCCGTCTCTGCCGGATCTACGGGTGGACGCCGGATTACTGCCTCGATCGCCTGTCGTGGCCGCAATGCCTGATGTTCCTCGCCTATGCTGACAGGGGAGAGATAGAGCACCAGGCGACAGAGGCGCAGCCGCCGCATGACACAGATGCGCCGGACGTCGACGCAATCGAGGCGCGGTTCGGAGACAGAATAAGGAGGGTAACCAGTGGCTGACACCGTAGCGGGAAAACTCGTCGTTGAGATCGTCGGCGATATTGCTGGGCTGACGCGGGCCTACGAGGAAGCGAAGAAGAAGACCGAAGGGTTTGAGGGTGACCTCAAGAGCATCGGCAAATCCCTGACGAGCGTCGGCTCCGACCTCATGCTGAAGGTAACCGCCCCGCTCGCCCTCACCGGAGGGCTGATGGTCAAGACCGCCGCCGACTTCGACGACTCCATGCGGAAGGTCGCCGCCGTCACCGGAGCCACCGGGGATCAGTTCGACCGGCTCCGACAACAGGCGATCGACCTCGGCGCTACGACCGCCTGGTCTGCGTCCGAGTCCGCCGCCGCCATGCAGTATCTCGGTATGGCCGGGCTCGACACCAACGAGATCCTTGAGGCCACGCCACAGATGCTCAGCCTCGCATCTGCCGGAGCGATGGATCTCGGGACCGCGGCCGACATCGCGACAAACGTCCTCTCGGGTTTCAACCTGGAGATTTCAGACCTCGCCCATGTTTCTGACGTCCTCGCCGAGGCGGCATCGAGCAGCAACACTTCCGTCGAACAACTCGGACACGCGATGGCCTACGTCGGGCCGGTCGCTTCGAGCGCCGGACTCTCGATCGAGGAGACGACCGCCGCTATCCAGGTGATGAGCAACTCCGGCATTCAGGGCACGATGGCCGGCACGGCGCTCCGGGGCGCGTTGACATCCCTCCTATCCCCGACGAAACAGGCCACCGATATCCTCGCCACCTACGGCCTAACCGCGGCCGACGTCGACCCGCAGGTGCACAGCCTCGCCGAGATCATCGACACACTCGGCGCCGTAGGTATCTCCACCGGCGACGCCATGACTCTCTTCGGCGACCGGGCCGGGCCGGGCATGATCGCCCTGCTCCGGGCCGGAGGCGACGGTATCCGTGATTACGCCCAGGCTCTAGAGAACTGTGACGGTGCCGCGCAGCGGATGGCCGAGACGATGGAGGGCGGCGTCGGCGGCTCCCTCCGCGAACTGGAGGGCGCTGTCGAGACACTCAGCATCACATTCGGCGACCTGATCGCCGACGCGCTGATGCCCGTGATCGAGGGTGCGACGAGTCTTGCCAACTGGCTCTCGAACCTGGATGAAGGCACCCAGCGCGTCATCGTCACCACCGGACTCCTCGCCGCTGCAACCGGTCCGGTCATCTGGGGGCTCGGCACCCTCGCCGGTTCGGTCGGGCAACTGATCTCCCTCTACCGCACGTATCAAGCCTCGACGATCGCCGCCACGATTGCGACCCGGGGGTTCAGCGCCGCGATCGCCGCAAACCCGATCGGGCTCGCCATCATCGGCGTTACGACCCTCGGCGCCGTGCTCCTGCCGCTGATTGCGTCCACGAATGACGCGACGGACGCGACGAACGAGTACGCGGACGCGCTCCGGGAGGTGTGCGACCTCTCCGAGAAATCCACGGAGACGATCGAGGACGAGATCGAGACGCTCAAAGAGCAGGAGCAGCAGATCCTCGCCAACATCGAGGCGCTCAAGGCGCAGAATGTCGTCGTCGACCGGGGCACGATCGCGACCAGGCAGGCAACGCAGGCGACCGGCTGGCACAAGCTCGCGACCGGCGACCTGACACGGGAGTTTAGGGCTACAACCGACGCGATCGAGGACGGCACAATCGCCCTCGGTAAGATGACGCAGGCGCAGAAGGACGCCGCGATCGCTGCCGAGCAACAGAGGCTCGCGGAGAACCGGGCGGCGCAGGCTATCCGGGATACCGAGCTCCAGACCCGGCGCCTTGCGGACGGCGCGAAGACGGCATATGAGCAGGCGTCGAAAGCCGTCTCCGCGCATCAGCGGGCCGTCTCCGACCTGCAGAAGGAGTACAACGAACTGAAAGAGACGATCGACAAAGCGCTCGGGATCGACAAGGAGATCGAGGACGCCGAGCGGGAAGTCGAGCGGGCAGACATCCGGCGCATCCGGGCAGAACGCGACCTCGCCGATATCCGGGAAGAGATCAAGAAGATGCGGGCGGAGGCCGCAGGGGGTGACGCGGACGCGAAGCGGAAACTCGAAGACCTCCTCCTCCGCGAACGTGAGGCGGTGCTTGACGTTGCCGAGGCGCAGGATCGGTATCAGGAGGCGCTCGAGGCCGCCTCGGCGAAGCAGACGGAGAGAGTAGAGGTTGAGAAGGCCCTGAACGGGGAGAGCGTGGAGAGCGCTCAGGCGCGGTTGGAGGAGATCAAGAAACAGATCGACGAGGAGACTGAGAAACTTGAGATTGCGCTCGCAGAACGGGAAAAGGCACAGATCGCGCACGAGAACCTGATGTCTCAGATCGAGAACGAAGCGCTGGATGTCAAGTCCGCGAACTGGGCAGAGTATGTCAAATACGTCAACGACAACCCAGCCATCGCCCGGACGTATCACGTCGAGTATGACGAGAATGGTAACCCGATCGGCGGCCTGCCACGCCCTCCGCCGATCAACATCCAGATACCGACCTACTCTACCCCGGCGTTCGCGGCCGCGACGCAGTCAACCGCCGCAGTCGCAGGGGGGGCAGGGGCCTCACCAGCCGACGCCGCAACGCCGCCATCAAGCGAACCCCCGCTCACCCCCGAACAGGAGCGGCGGCAGACGGCGGCCGCGGGGGTGTACATCGAGAACCTTAACGTCAACTCCCCGGCCGCCGACGCGAGCACGATGATGAACACGACGAAACGCACCCTCCGGAACATCGGGACGCAGGTGGTGCTCTGATGCACCTGACCTGGCACGCCGCGAACGGTGACACGCTGGTGATCGCAGACCCGTCACAGGCCGTTCCTGAGCCGATGTTCCGCTACCTCTCCAGCGACGGGTTCGGCGGAACCGACAACGAGATCCAGACTCGACGAGGGGCGTATCAGGACGGCGTGACCCTGCAGACGGTCCGCCTCTCCCCGAGATCCCTGATGATCCGGTTCCTGGCGCTGGCGGCGGACCGGGGAGGGGTCGAGCAGAAACGCCGGCGGATCGCGGCCGCGTTCAATCCGCGAAACGGGGCCGGCACTCTGGTCTGGACGCAGGAGGACGGGTCGCAGTATGCGCTCCGGTGCGTGACCCTCTCCGGCTCGCCCTCGTTCACTCCCGGGCGGCAGGCGCAGGGCCGAACCTGGCAGGAAGTCGTCGTGGATCTCCTGGCGCCGGACCCGTGCTGGTTCGACGCTACCGCGACCACGCTGCCGCTCGCAGGGCTGACCGGCGGGGCGACCTTTCCGATCTCGTTCCCGTGCATCTTCGCAGTCCAGGGATCGACGAGGGTCATCATCAACGAGGGCGATATCGCCGCTCCCGTCCGGATCCAGATCCCCGGGCCCTGCCTGAACCCGGTGGTCGAGAACCTCTCGACCGGGGAGAAGATCGGGTTGCAGATGGAGGTCGATGCCGGGGAGACGGTCCTCATCGATACCGCCTACGGGAACCTGCTCTGCCGGCTTGTCGCCTCGAACGGCACCCAGACCAACGCCATGCAGTACCTGACCGCCGAGAGCACGTTTTGGCGGTTGCAGCCCGGTGTGAACATCGTGACCTTTTCGGCGCCGAGCGGGAGCGTCGAGGTCACGATCGAGTATGCATCCCGCTATACAGGAGTCTAAACATGACAGTCAACCTCAACGCAGACGGGTATGAGGCGCTCCGCGAGCGCACACCCGTGATCGAATGGTATGCTGAACTCCAGAAGGCCGATGGGTCGGCCGCCTGTGCCCGGTATGCCCTGGCTACACATCGCACCTCAGCCGTCGGGGTCACGCCGATGACCTTTTCGCTGCCGGTGTCGGGGGCAGACGTCAC